CAGTTACCGTTTGCATCGTTCACACCACGATCTGAAGTGTTACCTTGCCATGTCCAAAACAAACCATTTAGGTCTGTTCCATCTGAAATTCTAAATCCTGTTGCTGATACTGGCATATTATTTCTCCAATTTCTCTAAACGAGTAGTTAATTCTTTAATTGTTATTTGTTGTTCTTTGATAGCTTCGACCAATACACTAACTACGTTTCCATAGGCAATGGTTTTATAACCAGACTGGTCAACCCCAATAACTTGAGGGATAATCTGTTCAACTTCTTGGGCAATTAGACCAAGTTCCGCTTTACCATTCTTAATATAGGCTACACCACGCAAATTATTAACAATATCCACAGCATTATTTAGCGTTTGGATGTTCTCTTTCAGTCTTTCGTCTGAAGTAGTATTAACTTGATTTGCAAAAATTGCTTGGAAAGTGTTGGTTCCAGCGAATGTATTATCTGCAGATAATTTGGCAATACCAGAAGCAACGGATATAGTTGGGTTACCTGAAACTCCATCACCATTAGTTACTGTAATCTCTCCAGGTGTTCCTGTAATAGTTCTAGTAGCTGCAGAACCAGTAGATGTTCTGGCTATAATTCCGTTAGTACTTAAAGCAGCAATTGCGGATAAGTCAGAGTCGAATGGTTGAACGTCAGTACCTAAAACTACCCCTAAAGCTGTTCTGGCTGCAAAAACGTCGGCTGCTGCTACAATAGATCTACCTGTTGCAGTAAAGGTTGCTAATGCAGCTGTTGAAGCTCCAGTATAATATGGTAGTCTGTCTGCCACTGGTGTCGCACCAGACAATGCTTGTAGGTTTGAGCTATACGCTTGAACGTCAGAACCAATAGCTACACCCAAATTAGTTCTTGCATTTTGAGCAGTTGTAGCTCCAGTACCACCAGCAGAAACTGGGATAGATCCGCCAGCAATCGTAATGGATCCAACGGTAACTGGACCACTAAAGTTTGCACCAGCACCAGTTAAATTGCTCACCACTGTTAATTGATTAACAGCAATGTTTCCATCCGAATTACGTGAAACAATAGAACTTTTATCTAGAGTTGTAGGAAGAATTGAACTTGTATTCATTCCGTCCAGAAGGTCAGAATCTAGACCAGAACCAGTTCCATCGACAGTCTTAATTTTAGTTAAGATATCAGCTGGAGTGTAGGTTGCAGAAGGAAGTTTAGTCGCCAACTCATCATTTAAGTTGGTGAAGTTTCCATCAACTTCTGAGTTGGTAAGGGGTTGTCCCTTTGTTTGTCTTAAAACGAGTGTCGCCATTTTTTACCCTTATTGTTCAGCGATCTTTAATAAGCATGTGTAACATTTGCTTAATCTCAGATATATCTGACTTTAGATTATTTATTTCTTCAGCCTGTTTTGTAATAAGTTCTTGTTCTTGTTCTTTTGCTCTACGACGTGCCATATATTCTTCATATTCAACCATACTAGTATTTATGACTGCCTTGGAAGACATGTCTCTTACTAGGTTTTCGTGGCCAGATACTTTTAAGTAATTTTGTTCCATTTTAGGCACAAGCAATAATTCTAAGATCTTTAATTCTTGGAACTGCAGATGTATTAACAGACTTCATAACCAATTTAACCTGAACTGTATCAAAAGGACTTAAATTGGTCAAAGAATAATCTATGTCATAGAATGTTTCATTTCCATTTTCAACTTTGGTAGGAGTGGAAACAGGAGTCGCTAAAGTATATTTAGTCTTATCCAGATTACCAGAAGAACCTAAAGAAATCTTATAATAAACTGCAACATCACACTGATTTGGTATATTCGCTGCAAATCTAACCTTCATAAATGTAGATGGCAGAGCGAGTTTAATAGCCTTGGAAACATACTTGGAAACTGCAGAAGAACCAACTGGCGCAATCTCATCAGTGAACAAATTAACTGTAGAAATTGTAGTTCCAGTCACAGCATTCTCTGAAACGAATGTTTTTCCAGAAACAGTAATAGTGCAATTAGTGCCATTGTCAGTCACATCCGTTACAAGATAAGTTCCAACGTTTCCAGCAGTTGTAGTTCCATCTACTTTAACAAATTGACCAATTCCAATAGTCTGCATTAAACTTCTAATTCCAGAGACAGTAGAAGTAATTGTAGAACCAGAGAAACTAAATGCTCCTGTCGCCCCAGTAAATAACTGAGTATAATCAGTTGGAGTCACGTTAGTGTTAGCGTGAGTAGGAGAATTGATTCTATTGGAAATCGCAACCATACTTATACGCTGTGTATCTAATACAGGCGATAAAGAGTCATTGGTTGAAGCCATATTTATCGCAAAAGTTACTGATTTATTACCACCAGTAAAGGTGTTTTCATTAGCCTCAGACGCTACTAAACGAGGACTATAGAAATAGTTATTTTCATTAACTAAACAGTCGCCAAAAGAAATATCTTGTACGTATGGTGTTTCAGAACCATCAACAGATCTACCTGACGTAGTCTTCATTGAATAGAATGTTGAAGTTTCTGAGAAGTTTTGAACTTGAGCAGATGGCATTACTGCATCATACTGAACCTGTCCTGTAGCTCTTACAGTAGTTCCACCGAAATACCCAGTCTTAGTTGCAGAAGTTCCAGTAGTGATTGTGTAAGAATCTAGATCGATATTACTTACAAACCAAGAACCATTTAATTCTGCAGCAGGAACTCCATTTAATGCACCTGATACGCCAGAGATAGTTACTTTAGACCCATCTGTTAAACCATGATTGTTTTGCCAGACACGAATAACATTGGATCCTGCAGTCATTTGGAATGGATCATTCTCAAGTGTTGAGAATGGAAGAACGTCATTAACAAACTGAACAGTTCCAACACCAGATGTATCAAACTTAGCTTTGTAAATTGTAAACATCAAGTCTTGTGTTTGATCTGTTGTCCATGTAGAAGCATTCTGAGATTTGAACAATGAACCAAGGTATGGTTGCTCAGAAATAGTTCTGCTTGTTCCAGGAACAGTGTCGCCAAGTTGCGAAATCCAAACTTTATATTTGTTGGAATCGGAAATCAAAACGATACAATATTCTGAACCATCCTGAACATAAACAGGAGAAGGGAATACGAATGATGTTGGTGTATCAAATTTTGGAGTTGCAACACCATCTAAATCAACCATTGTAGTTGAAAGATTCACTTGCTCTGGACGTAGAGTTACACGTGAGAATGGTAGAACACGTTTACCTGGATAACCATTGACAACTTCACGAATCTCCAGTTTTACTGGAATTGAGTCATCTTTAGTTGCAAAGAAAATGTCAACTTTAGTTAAGAATGCGCCACCCTTATTATCAATCAAGAATGTTTGAGCAAGTGGATCATACCAACCAGTATCAGATAGAACACGTGAAGATGTTTCAATAATAGTTCTACTATCTTCAACAACGTTCTGAACCAACTCAGCGTTACGTACTGCGTTTACAGATGCTTGTTTAGTTTCAACGATACCTTCTGCTCTATATTGAGCACGACCACGAGAAGTAAACGAACCAGTTGCAGTAGTACTATCCACAAGTTTAAACTCACGTGAGCCAGTGCGGAAACGAATAGATTCTGTATTTGGGATATTAAACAATAAGTTTACGTCACCGCTCTTATTAGTTACAATACTTCCACCAGTTGTATTTAAAGTAATTGAGTTAATAACACCAACTGCGTTAGAAACTGATCCAGTAATTTGCTCATTATTCTGGAATGTTCCTTTTATGTTTACAACAAATAGAGATTTAGTATTAGTGTCATAATCTAACTCTGTTCCAACCACAACTGCAGTAGCGTTACTTGTAACACCTCTGATATAATCGCCACGATTTAAACAAACTTGAGAGTCGCCACTAATGCGACGTGCTTCTTCAGTAGCAATACCACCTACGTTTGTTGTAGCATCAAATGTTCCGCTAGTTAATGTATATGTAATTTTAGATGCTGGAGTGCTATAAGCTGCCATATCTACATCATCAAAATATGGATAGAAACGTGTCAATGGTTTTAAACCACGAACTTGAACAAGAACATTTCTTGAGCGGATATATGGAATAACAGCTGTAGATAATACACGATCAGCAACCACTTGCTTATCAATTTTAGCAACAATGTCGGTTTTAATACCAGATCTGGTTTGTCCTACTTGTCTTGCAGAAAGTTCAGCTGTCACCCAACGACGAGCACCACCTCCACTGCTACCGAAGTTTGCGCTGACAGTTCCAAATATTCCACCGAAGTTAACTGCACCAGCATTTGCGTTTGCAAAACCAAATGTTCCGCTAACTTGTTGTCCAGTCCATTGAGTCTGCCAAGCATTCCAAACTGTACCCAACGCTCCAGCTTTTTCAGCTAAAGTATTAATTGTTGCAAAATTACCTTCTACATTGTTGATAATATCTGGGCGACGTTCTGTTTCAAACCAATCATCTGTCTGTGGGTTTAATTTAACATCGCCGATAAATGTAAATACTGCGAATGGGTTAATGTTTTCCAATCTAGAAGCAAACTCTTGCTTAATTAATGGTATGTTTTCTAGAATAGGTAGAGTTATCACATCTCCGTATTGAGCATATTTTGCTGCAGCACGTGCTGGATTTGTAGACGCTTTCTCGATAAGATTTACGTTTTTCATTGTAAAGAATGGACGTAACTCACCTTTATTCATATCAACTGAACAACGATAATCTGCAGAGTCAGCTGCGCCTACGCCATGACCAGTAAAGTTGTCTACAATAAATCCGTTCTTCATTCTATCCATACCAGTTGAATCTTGAATCTTCAAAGATTCAGTTTGCTGTTCTAATAATGATAGAGAAGTGTAATATTCTAAGTTATCAATACGCTTTTCTAATTTACCAATATCGCGCATTGTATAACGTCTGTTGTCAATACTTTCAATATTAACATTGTTATTTGTAGTATCAAAGGTGTATGGTGCCAAAGTTATCTTATAAAGAACCATACCTGTTGATGAATCTTCTGCATCGCCTGGATTAATAGATGATGTTCCAGAAATATTGAAGAAGTTACCATTAACATCAACAGCAATTTTTTCTTTTCTTGCCAAATAGTAAGTGAAGTCAGTTGTAATATTTGATCCACGTCTTGGCAGTTGGGTTACTGTACTAAAGTTAATTCCATCATCGTCAATTCTTGGACGGAAATCTAACCCATCACGTAAATCTGCTGGTATTTGTGAATATGGAATAGTTGCAGGATATGAATTAACGCTGCAATAGTCACCAACAGAATGATTAAAATATTCAAACGTAACTTGAATTGGCGCAGATGGTGGAGCATATGTATCTTTCAATACAATTCTTCCTAGCCCATAGTGAGTTGATCGTTGTCCGTTATCAAAATCATAACGATCTGAAACGTCAATAGTATAAGAGCCTGATGGGGATGCAAACGACCCTGAATCCATCATAACACTATTAATCTTCCAGCAGTCTGCTTTACCGAGAGATAAAGTTGTTGGAGTTGCTGTTGATACTGTAGTGAATTGTTTAGTTGCACCAATAACATGAGTTTTAGTTTTTTCTGTAGAACTAGAACCAGTTTTATTGACAGTAGCAACGATAGTACATTGTTTACCATCATGAGTATTTCCAACATTAATAACAGCAGAACTTCCTGTTACGTTCACGCTATTAATAGCAAGAACATCTCCAGTATCGTTTCTAGTTACAATAAAGTTTCCAGTTACAGTGCCAGAAGCAAAAGTTCCTGCTGCAGCATTGATGTTGATATTACCTGAAGCTACAGTTTCATTGTATATTGAAGAAACTGTATAAGCAGTATCGTTAGTTGCCAATGCACTTCTTAATGAACGAACTGTGCTATACGGTAATGTGAAAACAGTCTTCTCTAAATTAGTTGCCAATAAATTGGTTTTGACTAAACTATAAGCTGCATTAGTTGCTGTTAAAGAAGCTGATATGGTTAATGCTGTTTGAGAAGCTATTGCAGTTACTCTATATGAAGCACCATTAACATAAATGTAATCGCCGACAACTAATTCTGTTAAGAATGAAGTTCCATTACCAGTGACTGCTGTACCAGCTGCAGTCACAGAACCAATTAAAGGTGTATTGATTGGATTTACATCAGCAGTAAATCCAGTTGAGTTTAACCCGATACATTTAACGTGACGAGAAAACTCTTTTCCACTGTTCATATTAATGTCATATAAAAATAACTTATATGATGCAGTAACAGAACCAAGTGTTCCATTATCCCATTCGATTGCACGAACACGAGCAGTTCCTACTATAGTTCCTGCTTCACTTCCACGTGTGGTTGTTAACTGATCTCTTAAATTAACAACAGTGTTTAAAGATATTGGAGGAATTTTGCATAGATTATTAACTGTTACATAACTACCCAATTCAGCAGAGATGAACGCATTATCTGCTTGGGCATAATCACGAGATTTGTTGATTGGAATATATTCAGTTGCAATCTTTTCAATTTCGTAACCACGAACATATGCTTTTCCTGGCTCTAAACCGATAGCAAGTTTAGACTCATCGCCATTTTTGTAGATACCACGATTGTAATATGGGTCAATATTATATTCCCACTGAACACCAGTAGATCCTGGACCATCATAAGCAGTACCTGTAGTATGAACAGGAGCAGTAGTAACAGATGTTCCGCTGTTTTTTGCTACATATGTTTTACCAGCATTGGTAACAACGTCACCAATTAAGAATGCTGTATTTTGTGTCCATGCGCCACGATTATTTGTGCGATGTTCACGAACATCGATATTAAAGTTTCTTACAGTATAATCGCCAGACTCGTCATAAGTGCGACGAGCCAATGTTTGTTCTAAAACAGAGTACTCTGTCTTAGTAGTAATCTTTTTATTAACGCCATCTTCAACACGCAATAATTCAATAAAGCTAGCGTCAGAAGCTGAATCTAAAGCTATTTTCTTTAGAGTTAAATCAATATAATAACGATGAGAACCTGGAGCAGCATAGTTGAAACTATTTTGGGCATTATCCAATAAAGTTGCATCTTCTTCAGGAGTTACAATTTTTTCTTCTATGTTTAAACCAACACGATATGATGGTACGTTGCTGTATTTGTCAAGAATAATAGAATGAGCTTCTACCAATACAAAGAATCCATTAACGTAATAAACACCACGTTCAATAGAAACGATAGAACCGATTCCAGTTGCATCTTCAGCAACTACTTGGAATGAATATACATTATCTTCTGTTGTTATTACTTCACCAGCAGCGAATACCTTTGTTGTATTGTTGTTGCCAGAGTTTTTATAACGAATGTAGATAGTTGAAGGTTCATTCTGCTCAGAACTCTGAACCTTAATAACCTCTGCTTTCAGATTGCTATTGGCACCTAAAATGATCTTATCTTTAAGTTCGCTTAAAAATGTTTCTACAGCAACACCATTATACAATGGTTGCAATTTAACAAATTGAGCATTAGTATCAATGGATATCTGTCCAGGAAGAACCATCGCTCCTTGTTTGAAGATATTATCTCCATGACGCTGGATTTGTTTCTGGAGGATTGATTGTAATTGTGTTAGTTCACGAGCCTGTAAAGCGAAACTTGGACGGAATAAAATTCTATAGAATTTACTATTCTCGTCGTAGTCATCATTGTATGGTTCGGTATTGAAATCGATCATCTTTTACTCTTTAAGTTAATTACTATTATTTATTAGAATTTTATAACAGTTCTAAGAGTTACTGTTTGGTCTGCTGTTGGCGTAAACGCTTGTTTATTATCTACGAAAAGCAGGTCACCAGAATATTTATCTACTGTAGGTAGAGTTAATCCAGAAACTGTAAAACTTTCTTGTGCATCATTGGTTAAAACAGATCCAACTGTCGGTATTGCGTTGTCCAATGATTGTAACAAAGCTGAATTTGCGTTTAAATTGACTATTCTAAATTTTGATCCATTGCTGGCCAAATAGAGAGTTTGATCTTTCGCAAAATTATTAGTATTAATAGATCCAGTCACAACGAAACATGCAGAAGCCAGAGTTGAATCTAATGAATATGTAGAATTATATTTTCTTGGATTTTTAATAATTCCAATTTGACGGAAGTCGTTATTCACATCAAATCCTTGGTTCTTATCTCTGGAAATGCTTGAGTAGAACATTAAAGATCTTGTATAAAGACCATTAATGGAATCTTTCCCGTGTCCACCAAAATCAGTCATAATGGCTCGTGCGCTTGCACCAAAGCCATTTCCAGTAATGGTAACTCTAGCCCAGCGATATCCTTGTCCATAATTGGTCATTCTCAGTTTTACTAATTTACCTAAAGAGAATATAGGTTCAGCAGCAGCACCTGTTCCATCGCCCTCAATTGTAACTGTAGCTCCAGCATAGCCATAACCACCAGATATAACTTTAATAGACATAATACGCCCATCAATAGTTAATAGTTCAGTGTTCGCCTGTAAAGTGCTTACGTCACCTGGAGATAAATCTGCAGATATTTCTGCATCGTCGCCATCGCCATCAACAGTTAAGTTTGCGTAAGTATAACCAATACCACCATCATCAATCTGAATTCCAACTAACTCGCCATTGTTTAATAGAGGTAATAATTTAGCTTCAGACTTAACACCAGAAAGATAACCAGTTGCGCCATCTCCAGTTGTTGAGTTAATAGTTAGGGCTGGTAGAATTGAATATCCTGTACCGTAACGTAAAATAACTGTTCCTGAAGCTGGGCGTCCAACATATGTTAATGTTGCAGTTCCGCTAGATGCAGATCCTGATGTGTGCGTAGGAGCAACACTACCAGTCGTTCCTGCAGCTGTAACAGTGTACAGTCTATTAGCAACGAAAACTTGTTGTTGTAAAGTTAGTGCTGTTGCTGCAACCCAAGCAGTTCCAAATCTAATTGTTGGTGCAGAAGTATAGTTATCTCCAGAGTTTGTAATAACTGTAGTTTGCACAGATGTTCCCATCATTACTACAGAACCAGTTGCTCCAGATCCGCCACCACCATTAAAAGAAACTGCTGGCGCAGAAGTATAACCCAAGCCACCATCTGTCATCACAACTTCTCTAACAGCACCGATAAGATTAATTGCAGTAACTGCTCCAGCGTTTACAGTTGCTGTAGCTCTTGCTGTAGTTCCAATATATTTTAAAGCAGCTGTTCCATTTGAAATAATCCCAGAACCATGAGTAGGAGCAGGTGTTGTCATTGTTCCAGGTAATGTAACTTCATAAATGTTATTATTGTGTCTAAATCTCTGCCCCAATAAAACATTAATTCCTGCAGCCCAAGTGGTTGAAGCGAATGGAGGATCTATTTCTACAGTTGCTGCTGTATATCCAGAACCATTGGTTGATAAGTTTGTGCCAATAAGAAACAACGGATCAAGTTCTCTAGAACCATCACCTTGAACAGAAATGTTTGCATACGTATAGTTCTGTCCACGTTTTTCAATTTTTACTGTTTGAATGGCTCCACTAGAATAAAATTGTGGACGCAAAGCAGTAACTACTGGCATATATGCATCAGTTAAGAACTTATTACGTAGAGCAATAGGAATACTATACATATACTTCCACATATAACCATCTGGTAGAGTTACTGGATCAACAGTAGTACCAACAGGTTTAAATGTAGAAGCTGCGTTATTGTTATTATCTAAGCACTTATAAACATTATATTCATCGGTAACAACATAGAAGTTACAATCTTCCATTTTTTGTTTACCAGAATAAGAAATTGGAAGAACTGCTCTCGCTTCTGCACCTTCACCACCACCACCAGTCAATGTAACTGTTGGTACAGATGTATAGCCACGACCAGCATTGGTCATTTCAATATCAATAATAACACCATTAGCGATATGTGCAACGGCAGATGCACCACTTCCGCCACCACCAGTAATTGTAATAGTCGGTGGATCTGCAAAACCATAACCACCAGAAACTAAGTTAATCCCATCTAGTTCATCACAGTAATGGTCATCATACATATCATATATTATACCACTTTCCCAATTACGTCGCTCAACAATAAATGCTACGTCAGTTGAACGAATTTCTTTGAGTGTAATAAACTCATTACGTGTCTGCAAATCAGATTTTAGAGCATCAATTGGGAATGGTGGGTCCAACTCTTGAGCCCATTCAAGAGTCTTACCTAAAAAATAATAATATTTGGCTGTGCGATTTTGAATCTCATTATAGAGACCTTTCGCAATTGAGTTGTGCAACCCAGATTTTAATAGTGCTGAAGATGCCATTTAAGTTTTCTTTTTAGCTTACAGTGATAACCCAAGTGATAGCAATGCTGTCACCTGCTGCTTTATTAACTACAGGGAATGTTGTTCTGCATAGCATAGTACCTGCTGAGTTTGCATTTAAAATACCTGCTTCAGTAATACCACCAGTACCAGTACCTGCAGGGAAAGTAGCAGTTGCAGTAACAGTTGCACCTGTTGATGAAAAAGAAGCTAAAGAAACACGACCAGCTTCAGTTCCCAAAACAGTATCAGCAACTGCAGGGGTAGCAGTTCCAGTTCCAATGGCCATGTGCGTCATTACGTTGGTGACGTTGCCAACCATACGAGAAGCAATATATTGTTTACCAGCAGTTACAACTAAGTTTGGAACATTTAAAACGTGTTTAATAGATCCATTACTATCTCGCTGAACAATAGTTAGTTCACCTTTCATTTTTAGATTTTCATTTAAGTCCATTTATATCTCCTAAGTGTTAAAGTTGATTGGGTCATTAACGTACGAACCTGCGTCATTTAAGAACCAACCAGCGTCTGCGTATGGGTTTAGTAATACGAATCCTGTATCGACTGGCACTGCCAAATCTGGCTCTACCAAATCTTCTCCAAGTTCTGTTCTATTAATATATTTATCCATCGAAAATACAGTACCATCAGGCATGGTAACATATTCTTCAAGATTTTTATGAACATCAATAGATGTTATATAATCAATATTAACTGTAACTTCATCTTGAGCAGTTACAGAAAGATTTTTAATCATCGCCTCAAGAGTGAGAGCGACGTCAAATTCATTCTTAATTTCATACTCACCAAATACAGCCATACCTGCAGGGTGAAGTAGAGTTTTAACGATAGACTTGTATGAATCTAAACTCTCATCTATCTTTAAAACGTAAGAAAATGCTTGATAATAACGACTATCTTGAATGTAAATAGCATCATTTAAGAAGCTGTCGTTTGTAACATAATATCCTGGATATTTAGCCAGAGCACCAAGACTTATTTTAATAATTGCTGGGTCGTATGGGCTAGAAATTTCATTGGCTCCACCAGATGATCCGAACTCTCGAATAATCTCACCAGCATAGCTACCGTCCATTGCATCGGTTATGGCATAATCAGATTTGTTAATAGTACCAGATTCTAAAAAGCCATCAGTTGCTTCAGCGACGCCAATATTACCACCGATGATCTGTAGAGAACTTCCACCAGTTCCTGTAGCTGACTGTCCTAAGTCAGCATAAATCGTTGATGCAAAATCTGTAGAATACCCAGTACCAAATTTAATAAACTCTGCATCAAGAATTCCACCTTGTGCGTTGGTTCTAGTAATTTTCATAATAGAACCAGCTCCTTTACCATTCCTAATCGGGTAAAGCTGTCCTACTTTAAAACCAGTTCCTGGCGATAGTACCTTTAATGATGATGTAGTTGAAAGAATATCTGCAGTAAAGTAAATATCCTCTGTTTTGTAGCGAAGTCTATCTCCAATTCCAACATTACCAAAGAATCTACGATCTACATAAAACTCATAGATATCTTCAGCAATTTCAACTACACGTTCAACTTCAATCTCAATATACTGTCTTCTATCAATTTGAACACGAATAATTTTAGTTGGAGTAACAACGTCAATAAGTTTTCCAACAACTTGATCTGGGTGACCAGAAGTAACTTTGGCAATAATAGAAACGTCTTGATTCCATTTACCATCTGATACACGGAAAACTTGTTTTGATGGATAATCAATGGAAACTTCTTTATCAAACAAAAGTCTGAATAATAATTTATACGACGCTTCAGAACCTTTGGCTAGATATTGGTCTTTGATTTTTTGTAATAAAAATCTAGGATTACCATTAATTTGAGTTGGTAAATTTAAACCAACTTCATTTCTAAAATGTTGTATAAAAGATTCTAAAGTTGTATCTAGATCTCTAAGATCTTTAAGATCTGGAGATGTGCTTTCTAAGTATTGATAATACGCTTTTAGAAAGGCAACAAAAGTTTGATTATCTTCACGGACAAACTCTGGGACTTGTCCTGCGACTAATGAAGATATCTTACTTCTTTTTAATAGATTACTCATTTTAGCCTACTCGGTCGCCTGTTACTGTTGCGTTTGCTGGGCTGAATGTATAGTTATAACCAGCACGGAGATCGCCAACTGCAGATTGATCTGGCACTGCAGTGACGTATAAATGGTCTCTTGCAATTTTTGCGATTTGTGTTAGTGCAGAAACTACGTCATTTGATTTTGGTTTAATTGTAATTTCCCAATCAATATCTGCCAATGCGGTAATGTGTAAATTGCGGATATCTAAAACACCTTTAGCGTGATCAATAGTTCCTATCTTCTCTTCTACGATAAACTTCTGTGCGTTTGCGCCATATCTAAACAAACGTATATTGGAACCATTATCATCAAGATAATGAATTTCATCACTTCCGTTAATATAAAAACCAGTGGTACCGATAGATCCACCTGGAAATTCTGAATAATATATTGGGTTAATAATGTTCAGGAGATATTGCGCAGAAACATTATAACGAGGAGCAATATTTCTTCTTAATAATACAGTCATAGTATTATTTGTAATAGATTTATCTGACGCATCAATTAATGAAGAAAGTTTAGAAAAACGGAACACACCATCAAAAGTTTCTAATTCATTGTCGTCATAATCAAAAATTGTATTCGTTACAATAGTTTGAATTTCTGGTGCAGTTTTAGTAGTCTCTCTAGGATTGTAATGAACATTCACATTGAGCGATATGTTAATAAATTCAGGATCTACAACTTCAGGAATAACTGAAACAACATTCTTACTTTGTAAAATGGTATTAACTAACTCTGCTTTTTGTAATTGTGTTAATTTAGATGAATCTATAGGTTTAACACAAACGAATATTTTACCATAAACAGGTGGATTATTATCTTCTCCACCCCAAACAGAAACTGCTTTGGCACGTGGGAAAGCAGAATAAATTAATGCTTTATAGTCATCTGGAGTTACGCAACGATCCTGCGCTGCATAAGTTCTTGGAGCATTAAAACGAATTCTTTCAATATCTTCAGCAACAGAACCACCAGATGCTGGTGATAAACATGTAACTAAATTAGAAGCATTTGATATTAATGTTTGTCCAGTATATTGAAACAGTCTGGCTCCATTAGGAGCATCTAAAGAAGAAGCCATGTATTC